GGTTACGGAACACCCACAACAATAGGACACGACTCTATAATCTACGGGATCAAACAAGCTAACAACCTAAAAAATGACAAGCTCTACAAAAGACTAAATGCAAGGTTCTTAACTTTAGTAAACCACGGAACAGATATAAAAGGGTTAAACCTTAAAGAAGAAATACTTAAAGCACAAAGCCTAATAGAGCTACACCAGATACAAGGATATATTAAAAAAGGAATATTATAATTATATTTAACTATGAAAACGATAAAAGATCAAATCGAAAAAGACCTTAACGGCTTAGACCTAAAGGCAACAGTTGACTACATTAACGAACTTAGAGAGTTTATACACAATCACTCACCCTTTAAAAGTGAGCCTGTAGACTTCGTTAAGTGGGTAGTAAATGAAAATGTAGTAGCTAACGACTACAACCCTAACAAGGTAGCCCCGCCAGAAATGGAGCTATTAGAGGTTTCTATTATGAATGATGGATATACTCAGCCGATAGTGTCTTGGTCAAACCCTGATAAAGAAGGAATGACCGAGGTAATTGACGGTTTCCACCGTAACAGAGTAGGAAAGGAATCTGTAGTTGTTAGAGATCGTGTTAAGGGTTATTTGCCAGTAGTGGATATTAGAACAGAGCAAAGCGGAAAGAATGACCGTATAGCCTCAACGATTAGACACAACAGAGCGAGAGGTAAGCATCAGGTAGACGCAATGAGTGAGATTGTTATTGAGCTTAAAAACCGTAACTGGTCAAACGGTAGAATCTCTAAACAGTTAGGAATGGATGAGGAAGAGGTTTTAAGGCTTTGTCAAGTTTCAGGTCTTGAGCATCTATTTAGCGATAAAGATTTCTCAAGGGCTTGGATAAGTGAGGATTCAAACGAAAGCTATATTCCTGTTCACGATAAATTATTACCCATTGAAATAGAGCAGTACAGAGCAGGAAATACAAACGACCCTGATAGAATATTCCACACTTGGGAAGAATGGGAGTGCTACCTTGCTGGGTTTTACGAAACTAAATTAGACGGCAAAGATCACGAAGAATGCGAAGCTATCTTTAGAAGAATACTATCAAGTGAGGATGAATTTAGTGTGGCTCTCGATGGTGTTATTACAAACTGGAAAAATAGCTGTGAGCATTATCTATCTAATAAGTCAATGAACAGAATAGCGTGGTTGGGTCAAGCGTCTGTATGTTATGCGTCAGGAGTTCCGTCAAGGTACTCAAGTGCGTGGTTTGATATTGACCCAGAAAAACGAGATACGGCAGATGAAATCGCACTAAACTATCTAAATAAATGGCTATCTTTAAACAATAGACCATTAGTAACAATGCACGAAGCTAAAAACTCAGGAAGACAAATTGAATTATATTAGTTATGAGCAAGAAAAAAGAATTAGAAATATCAGTATTAGAAGCATCAAGAGACAGGATAAGACGAACTTTTGATGACTTTGAAAGAATATACATAAGTTTCTCTGGTGGTAAAGATTCAAGCGTAATGACCCATTTAGTGTGTCAGGAGGCAAGAAAAAGAAACAGAAAGGTTGGACTTTTAATTATAGACCTTGAAGCGCAGTACAAGCAAACAATAGACCACATTGAAGATATGATTGATATGTATTCAGATGTAATAGAGTTGCATTGGTTTTGTGGGGAGCTACTTTTGAGAAATGCAGTAAGTGATTTTGAACCTAAGTGGGTATGTTGGGATGAAAACAGAAGAGACGTATGGGTAAGACAGAAACCAGAACTTGCCTCAGATTTAAGCCAGTACGACTTCTACGTGCCAAAGATGGAGTTTGAGGAATTAATGGTTATATTTGGAGAGTGGTATTCACAAGGTAAAAAAACCGCAGGGTTTATTGGTATTAGGTCGGATGAGAGTTTGCACCGTTATAGGGCAATAACCTCTCAGAAAAAAGACCTAACCCACAAGGGTTATAAGTGGACGACTAAACTAAATAAAAACCTATTCAATGTTTACCCGATTTATGACTGGAGAACTGAAGATATATGGATATTTCACCTTAAAAACAAAGACTTGCCGTATAATAAAATTTACGATATGATGACAAGGGCAGGGGTTAAGTTTGGAGATCAGAGATTATGTCAGCCTTATGGAGATGATCAAAAGAAAGGCTTGTGGTTATATCACATATTAGAGCCTAATACTTGGTACAAGTTAATCAATAGGGTTTCTGGTGTTAATAGTGGAGCATTGTACATTAAAGAGCGTGGAAGCATTAACGGCAACACTTCAATAGACAAGCCAGATGGGCATACGTGGGAGAGCTACACCAACTTCCTTCTAAAGTCTCTACCTAAAAAGACACAGGAAAACTACCGTCAAAGGTTCGAGAAATTTATAGCGGGATGGTTACAGCGTGGTTACGACTCAATACCTGACGAAGCTCCTCACTCGTTAGAGGTTAAGTGTTGGGCACCGTCTTGGAAAAGAATGGCACGATGTATTCTAAGAAATGATTATTATTGTAAGGGTTTAGGTCAAACACAGCCTAAATCAGAGGCTTACGAAAAATGGAAATCAATCAAAGCAAAAAGAAAAATGGAAGAACAAATCAAAGAAAAAGAGCTGTCAGAGCAGGAGCTTGAAGTTATGGTAGCTAATGACAATACAAGTGAGTATTAGGCAACTTTAGGTAGACGTTTACGTCTTATTAGAGAGGTGAACCCCGATCAGGTTGTAATTAGGTTTCCACGCTTCCTTTCCTCTCTTTCTTTTTAAGCGTGTTTTATAAATAAAAAAGCGATGGCTAAAGACAAAAAATCATTTGTCCTATACTGTGACCTTATACACACAGTTAGGAAACTTTCAAAAGAAGATGCTGGAGAGTTGTTTATTCATATCTTAGAATATGTTAACGACCTTGATCCAGAAACAGACAATCCATTTGTAGACTTGTCATTTGAACCTATTAAACAAGCTCTAAAGAGAGACTTAGAGAAATACAACAACATCGTAGAGCGAAACAGGGCTAACGGCAAAAAGGGGGGTAGACCCAAAAAACCCAGTGGGTTAATTGGAAACCCAAAGAAACCCAAAAAAGCCGATAGTGATAATGATAGTGTAAGTGATAGTGTTAATGATAATGATATAAAAGAAAAAAATAAAAAAGAAATACCCTACGACTGGAGAGGTGAAGGACTAAGTGCTAAAGGTTACTATACTAAAGAGGATGACGATGAAAGTAAATCATAGAGATAACGACGAATACTTAGAGCTACTCCGACTGGATCAGATTCCTGAAGGACTTGGATTGAATATTCCCTTAGATAACCATCTACGGTTTAAAAGAGCGACCTTTAACATTGTCTTAGGACACGCTAACGTAGGTAAGACTTACTGGGTGCTATGGTATCTATTAGCACACTCAACCATAAACAACCTTAAACACCTAATCTATAGTTCAGAGAATACCGTGAATGGCTTAAAGCGAAACTTGATAGAGTTGTATATGGGTAGGAAGGTTGTAGGTATGACCGAAGCAGAGCTACAGGAAGGAAAGGACTTCATAGAAAATCACTTTGATTTCGTAGACACCACTAAGAAGCTATACACCATAGACGAGTTTATGGCAGAGGTTAAGACTATGCCGAACTATAAGGACTATGATAGTTTAATGATTGATCCGCATAACAGTTTCTTACCACCAAGAGGAGTAAACAAACACGAATATGACTACGAAGTAGCAAGTAAGCTAAGGCTATATTCTAAGCTAACAGAGACCACTATTTACTTATGCACTCACGCAAGTACAGAAGCACTAAGAAAGGTACACCCAAGGGAACACGAATACGAGGGGTTGCCGATTCCTCCAAACAGTGCAGATGCTGAAGGTGGTGGTAAGTGGGTTAACCGAGCAGATGACTTTATAGTAATTCATAGATACGTTCAAAGCTCTACCGAATGGATGAACACACAGATACACGTTAAGAAAGTAAAGGAAACTGAAACGGGTGGAAAGCCTACCTTTGCAAATGATCCTGTAATCTTCAGGCTACATAAAGGGGTTCAATTCCTAAACAATGGAGCTAACGCATTAGGGCAAGACTTTGAAAGAACAAATAATTTAGTTAATATTACATCAAACGAATTTTAAACTATGATAGAATTTCCAAAACAAAATGAGTTTGTAGCTTACATAACAAGAAACGGACTTAGAATAGGAACACTAGAGAAGCACCACGACGGCTATATGTTAGAAATCTGGTACAGAAAAGAGTTCATAAACAACAAACAATGGAGCACCACAGACGTAAAAAAGCACTGTGAGAAGGTGTATAAAGATCATCTATACGATATGCACAGTAGATTTATGTTAGAGGGTAGAGGTAAAACAATACAGAACTAATGCCACGTTGTAAGAACTGCAAAGAACTATTCGAGAAGAAGTACCCTAACCAAATGGGAGAGCTTAGATACTGTCTATTAAAAGACGAATGTACTGAAGCCTTTTGGGAAGCTGTACGGATCAAAAGAATTAAAGACGCTGAAAAACAAAAAAGAGAATGGTACGAAGAAAACGAAACGGTACAAGACCTAATGAAAAAAGCTCAAAAGATATTCAACGAATATATAAGGCTGAGAGACGTTGGAAAGAACTGCATAAGTTGTGGCAAGAACATAAAGGGAAAGGTGGACGCAGGGCACTTCTATTCGAGTGGTGGACACAAAGCCGTGACGTTTAACGAAGATAACGTACACGCCCAATGTGTTTATTGTAATCAGTATTTACACGGCAACTTAGAGCCGTACAGAGAGGAACTAATAAAGCGTATAGGAAAAGAAAGATTCTTAGAGCTAAGAGCAAAGAGCCAACAAACAGCAAATTACACAAGAGAAGAACTTAAACAACTGATAGAAGAATATAAAGCAAAGGTTAAAGAGTTGAAGAAATAATTTAGAATGATTCTAAATAGCTTATTCTTATTTAGACTAAATATAAATAAGGGCTTCAAATGTTAAAATATGTTAAAATTGTGGATAAAATTTGGTAGTTATCAACATTATGCTTATACTTGTTATGTGCAAGAGGCACAAGAGTTCTTTAACATAACCCATACTTAAACTATGAGAGATTTGGTATTAACTACGGCAGACGGTCGTAGGGCGGTGATAACCCCACATATTGTAGAGGCGTTTGATCCGTTCACAGGAGCTGAACGCAAAGGGACGTTCACTTGGTCAGTAACTATTGACGGCGAAAGGTCAAACCCTAATGTTAGGAGTAAGCTAACAAAAGAGGGTGATAGGGCTTTTGTCAAGTGGAGAGATTCACGGGGAGAAGGATAGTATTAACGGGGGTGTAACAGCCCCCCCTTTAAAAACTTTTACTATATTAGCAAAACAATTAAAACTTAAATTATGAGTAAGCAAAAGAAAGCCATAATGGCAAGTAAAGAAGAGGACAAGTTCACAGAAACTTTAGAAGCCTTAAACGACAAAAACATCTATTACAAGATTGCTATGGTTAAGCGAGAGATAGGAAAGCTAACCAAGAAAAGTGATAACCCTTTTTACAAATCAAAGTATTTAGAGCTAAGTGATCTACTGGAAGCTGTAGAGCCTTTATTAGATAAGTGGGGGTTAGTTCTATTACAGCCTATCTTGGATGGTAAGGTTTGCAGTACAATTATAGATGTGGAAACTGCTGACACGGTAGGCAGTGAGGTAGAACTACCAAACATAACAGACCCACAGAAACTTGGGGGAGCTATTACCTATTACCGTCGTTATACATTGCAGAGCCTCTTAGCACTTCAAGCGGTAGACGATGACGGTAACGAAGCGAGTAAGACAGTAAAGAAACAAGGTAAGCCGAAGCTAAGTAACGAACGCTTTAAAGCAAGTCTAAAGGCTATTAAAGAAGGTGATTACGATGCTGATAGTTTGAAGTCTAATTTCAGTTTGACACCTGAACAACTTAAGCAACTATGAAACCACAAGACGAACTAAAATATCTAAAGGGGTTCATTAAGTTGAGTGAACCCCAAGCAGAGAAGCGGGATGCCTTAGAGAAGTTCTTAGAAGACCGTAACAAAGTAATTCTATTGGATGCTGATTCTATTCTATACAAGGTAGCTCACTACTGGATGGATAAAGAAAGTAACTTAGAAGATCAATACGATGACTTCCACACTCAAGTAAGAGCAATAGTAAACCATATAGAAGATGACGGCTTTAACGTAGAAGATGTTATATATTTCTTTACGACTTGTAAGAAGAACTTCAGGAAGGAGCTTGATCCAAACTACAAAGCAAACCGACCAGTAAACGCCTTAACTCATTTGGTTAGTCTCTTAAAGCATTATACTATTCAGGTGTTAGAAGATGAGGGGAATAATGTTGAATACGATGACGAGTTTGAAGCTGATGACCTTATCTCTGACGAGGTTAGAATATCTAAAAACATAGACTCTATGCACGGTGTAATTGAAAGGGATGAGTACATTATCTGTTCAATAGACAAAGACCTAAAGCAGATAGAAGGAGCGCACTTTGATTATTATAAGAAGGCAACACATAAAGAGAGTTACAAATGTATAGACTGGAATAGTGAAACACAACCCAAAGAAGTTAAATACGAATACAAAGGATGGAGCTATACAACAAAACAAGAGGGCTATAACCTATTACTTAAACAGCTACTAATAGGAGACACTTCAGATAACATCAAAGGAGTAAAGGGTATAGGTCAGAAAAAGGCAGATAAACTTTTGGATAATAAAACAAACTTTACTAAATTGCGGGAAGTTTGCAAAGCCTACCACAATGAAGATGGTAGCTTAGATAGATTAAGAACTAATATAAAACTAATGAAGTTATGAGTCAGAATTTAGAAAACGAGTTGATAGCATTAGCTCAAAAACTTGGAACTACTGTTGAACATCTGTGGGGTGTACTCGTAAAGCAGACTAAAGTGGTTATGTTCTACGACATTTCAATACTTATTGTTTGCGGGTTGCTTCTATATGCCTTCTACAAGTTTATTAGATGGGCATTAAAACCAGTGGGAGAAGACAAGAACAAATACGATAGTTATAAATGGATGGACACTGCGATTGGTGGAACTGTAGTAGGTGGAATTGTATCCATTGTATGTTTGGTTATGATTTTTGTTACGACTTATGAGTTGGCAACTGTTATTGGTAACCCTGAATATTGGGCATTAAATGAAGTATTAAAATTAAAATAAAATAAAATGGCAACACTATTAAACGTAGGAATCAAACAAGACGATGGAACTTGGAAGAATGTTACTATCGCAATTAATGACAAAACAAACGAATGGGGTAAGAATGTTTCTGTATGGGAGCAACAAACCAAAGAAGAAAGAGAAGCTAAGACCCCTAAGAATTATTGTGGGAATGGTCTTGTATTCTGGACTGACGGCAAAGTAACTAAGGCAGAGTATCAAGCTGTACCGACTACCGAGGCAGAAACTAAAGACGATCTACCATTCTAACATTTAGCGAAATAGTAACGGCACTACTAAGCA